CTGCTGACACATTGTGTGACGCCAAGTGCTGAATGTAAGGACGGAAAGGCCAACGCCCAGTATCTTCTTTACCGAAAGCAGATGTTGCTGGCAACACCAACTGCATCACGTCACCCGCTGGGTCTTTAGGAAGAACCACAGCAGTACGCCAAGACAGACGGCATGCTGAACCTGTACCGCCCTGACCAGAACCTTTGACTGACTTAGAACAGTCGTTGCAGGTAGACGCAATAGGTGTCTTTACGTCTGGATCTGGAGCCTCAGAGTCAGTAGACCAGCATGCTGGGCTAATCTTTTGACCCTCTTGGTATGCGCCTTCGTAGTACATGCGGGAAGCTTTGTGCGCCATCTTGACGAAGATTACTTCCATGTGGCGGTCTTCGATAGCACCGATTTCCTTGCCACCTGCATACTTGCGAAATACGCCACCCTTGATAGAGATGCGTTTGTTACCTTGACGGGCACCACCTGCTACGGCAAGTGTGTCGTCATCTAAGCCTTCAACGGGCACCATTGCACCGCTGAACATGGTTGCGAGATCATTACTCATTTGAGTTTCCTTTGTTACTAAATAAACTAATTAAGAGGGTTTACGCACGACTATTGTGAATTCCCTCATCACATTCACACCGGGGGGCAAGCCATCAGCTTTGCGTTCGGCAATGAATTCTTTGAAGTTGGCTTGAGCAATTCTTGCTTCCAACAACTCTGGCATTTCGTTATCCATAACAAACTTTCTAAACGCTGTTCCGTCGCTGACGGTGTAACGCTCACTCAGTTTGCGCATAACGGTGCCGTAATCTGTCCTAATGCTTTTGGCATTTGACTCGTTGCAATGCGTCATAAACGTCTGTGCTAGAACATCTAACTCACCCTTGAGTTCCTTGTCCTTCACCGCCCACTCCGCTTCTATTCTTTCACGTTCATTTCTAATTGTCAAGTATACCTTGACTAATTCATCCAATTTTGCGTCAACTATTTCTTCTACTTCACTCATATTCCTAACTCCTGTTTGTACAACTCAACCAAGGCTTCATGCATGTTGACCTTGCCTCGAAGCATGTGATAGATTTTTCTTTCAGCCTCCGACCCTTGCAGGTGGACGACTGTCATACTGTTCTTCTGCCCGACACGATCAATACGCGCTATGCATTGCAGATAGGTTTCCACAGACATGACAGGCGACCAAAACACTACTGTGTCAGCGGCTGTCAACGTCACCCCGTGCGATGCGGCTTGCGGTTGAATAATTAAGACTCGTGGATTTGTTTGCGTCTGAAACCGATTGATGATCTCAGAGCGTTCCCTAGCTGGGACAGCGCCATTTATTACTTCATTGATTACTCCTTGTTGATTTAAAAATTTACTTACTAAATGAATGGTGTGCGTGTAAGGCACGAAAACTATGACCTTGTGCTGTGTCTCGTCTAGCACTTCCATCAGCGCATTAAGGCGAGGAGACACATCAAACTCCACAACCTCTTTTGTATCGGTATACATTGCACCGCCAGAGATCTGCAATAGCTTGCTCAGCATCGCTGCCGCGTTTACCGCGCTAATCTGCTCACCTGCCGCAGTGATTAGCATCTCTTTCTTGAGCGCCCTGTAATACTTGTCCACTTGATAGGTAAGAGGAACTTCACGAGTCTGATACACCAAGTCTGGTAGGTCTAGGCAGTCAGCCTTCTCAAAACGGATAGCGGGTTGTAGGGCGGTGTATACATCGTTTTTGCTAGTAGTCTTGGGCACCCACTTAAATCGACTTGCTTGGTGCATAACTTTATCTCGCCACGCCCCAAAGAATCTAGGCACACCAGCGGGGTTGACCAACTTGGCAAGTCCGAAAGCGTCAAGGGGAGATTGAGATGCGGGTGTGCCCGTCATCATCCAAAGACGGGTTGAAGGGGTGATCAATTTAGCCAAGGTTTTCCAGCGTTTAGTAGATACTGTTTTATATGCATTCGCCTCATCAATTACAATTAGGTCAAACCCTGCTTTACTTATCTCGTCTTCAACTGTGGCTACACCATCAAAGTTAATGATGACAAACTCATACTCTCCGCTAATAACCTTCTTACGCTTGGCGCTGTCTCCGTGAGCTATAGCTACGGTTCTGTGCATGGCAGTCTTGAAGATGTCGGCCTGCCACGCTGAATACATGATCGATAGAGGGCAGATGACCAGCACTCTTTTGATGAGCCCTTTGTTCATCATGTAATCAGCGCCCCAAATTACAGAAGAAGTTTTACCCGTGCCAGCTTCGTTGAAACAGAAGCACCGGTCGCGTAGCACTAGGTATGAGGCAGTAATTCTTTGGTGGATAAATGGCGTAAACAGACCGGGCCAGTCGTACTCTTTCTCCATTGGGTTAGGAGCATCCCCATACATACGAACTAGTCGTTGCATCTCGGGTAAACCCCAATAGACTAGTATGCTTGCGTCAAAGCCGTTATCGTTGAGAACTTCAACTCTGTCTATGAAGCCGAGAATATGCTGCAAATCCTTCGACGGAACTACCATGTGGACTGCTGTGTCCTGTACAACTTTCATTACTGTCCTTTACTGAATTAAACATAGCCCCTTACGGGGGCTAGTCGATCAAGCCTGTCGTGCCAAGGGAGATTGACATCTAGGAAGCACCGCTCGATTGACATGGTTATTTGGGGGAAAGCAACTAGGAACCCCGCGTTACCCACTGCATGCCTAACAGTAACGACTACTTCCTGCGTTCTTTTTTGCTAGTCTCAGACGCTAATGCGCCAGAAGAGGTTCGCTTAAATGATCGGTTCTTTGATGGGCTTTCGAGTCGGATTCCGTCTGCGTTGCTTCCACCTTTAGATAGAGCCTTGACGTGTGCAACATCTTTTCCCGCACGGCTGACGCCTTCGGCATCAAGTTTTCTTCGGGCACGCTGGCGCTCCATCCTGTTAGGCAACTCACTTCTAGATTTTTGCTGTTCATATTCTTTTTTATAGGGTCTTGGTTTATTGACGTAGGGCATATTTACCTTCTGACTTTGTGAAATTCGCAGGTGGTGACGGGACACCAACCGCATAGGGGGGTTCTGTTTGGATTCCAAACACCCGTCTCGAGTGAGGTTTCTAACTGTATCAGAGCGGGTACAAACGCGCCCCATAAATCGTCGATCTGACTGCGTGTGTATTCTTCATCCATGAAGCTGTTATGCACTATGAATAGAAGCCCCGCCTTAATGCGCTTGACCTCGGGGAAGTGAGCAAAGGTCATGAGCGCCATCAGCTTTAACTGTTTTGGGTCAGGGTACTTATTGCTACCTGTTTTATAGTCCACGAGGTAGGCTGTCTCACCATCCACAATTAGCAAGTCAACGATGCCCCGCACATATCGTTCGGGGTCATCAAACGCACAAGCAGAGCCATCACGGTACAAGCCCATCTCATACTCAGGATAGCGTGTGCCTTCGATCTCTAATAGCGAGTCCAAGATAGGCTGAAAATGCTGATAATTTTTGGCAAGAGGCTTGCCTTCACCAACATAATCCTCGCAAGCTTTATGCACCTCAGTACCGTACGTCATCGCGTACGTAACACTCTTCTCATAGCGTTTCAATACCTTGACTTCGTGATACTGCCGTGGGCAGTTGACGTACTCTTTAAGAGCGGAGAATGACCAAGTAAAACTCATTTGATTTGCCCGTAAAAAGAAGCGCCACAATTACCACATATGGACATGCTTGTCGTGCCTTTGATAGCGTCATGCCCCGCAAGTTCACACTCTTCGCGTAAAAGATTAAGCGCTGGGTTATAGACATCGCGGTCGTATGGAATCATAAGTTCTTTTTCTTTCTTGGCACGCTCGCCAGACAGTTTTAGTCGCTTCTCGATGATGGAGAGGTCAACCACAATTTTTTTCTTTGAGTTTGGCTTCTACTGCTCTTGCTAATGCAACATAGTGTGGCTTCATACCAAACACAGCATCTTGTATGTCTTCTATTTCTTCGGCTCGTAATCCAACCCAAGGCTTCTTGTAGTCTTGGATGTCATCGTCTTCTTCTGCTTTTAATTCGTACTCTATTTCTATGCTTTTAGTCATGTCTCATCTCCTTATACAATTCAATTCCGCCTAGCATGCAATTCTTTTTATCTTGCAAGTATGCGTGGCTACCTTTGCCAACCCAATAGGTTTGCGGTAGGGGTTTAACTTTTCTTCTGTGGCTACGCACAAACATCTCTGCGCGGGACAACCACCAAAACAAATGCTTACGCTCTCGCATCTTCATGCTTGTCCCCTTGCTCTGATTGCTTTGACATAAGCCAACAACATTTCTGCAACCCAACTCTGTATTGCTGGGTTATCTTTTAGCCCACTTAAGTCTGTTGTTTCTAATAACTTTGCACACGCTTCACGCTCTGCTTCTATTGCGGGCTTGAGCATATCTATCGCAGTCTCATGCAACTTCTGTTGTATCTCTAACATCTCTGTTAACTTGGCAATCATTTCGTCTTGTGGTGGTTCAAAATAAAACCTAACATGATGCCCCTCTTTGTGCGGGTCACTTACTTCAACAAAGTGTTCTGTCCACCTAGCGTCTGTGTATAAAAAGTCAGTCATGGTTTCCTTTCTGGGCAACGGATGCCCCGCTAGTCTGTATGCTTCGTCACGCCATATCTGTGCGCGTTGTTTGTGGTATTCACAGGTAGGGCATTCGTTCATACCTTGCCTTCCAGTTCTGTTATGCGAGCACTTAGAACGCGCACCAACTCAGTTAGCACAGCAACCTCTGCTATTAGTTGTTCTTTGGTTGTGCCATACGCATCTTTGTACAAACCCAATCGTGCGTTCTCGTCATGCAGGGCTTGCAGGACTGCCTCCTTACGTTGTTTGGCTTGTCGCTCAATCTCGTTGAATGCTTCGTCTTCTGGTGTCATTTGTCAATTCCTTCTTTACTTATACTCTACCATATCACCATAGCTTTCGCCATAGTGTGCTTCACAAGTCACGGGTAAACCTCTAGCCCAGTCAGGTGTCCATTTCATGCACTTGACGATGTAAGCAAGAGCGTTATCTAGTTCCTCCTCTTTAACCACGACAACTGCCGCATCGTGTACCGTGAGGGCGACCTTATACAACTGCTGTATTTTGAGCATCTGTTGTCCGACTACTATCCTAGCCAAGGCTTGAACTACGTTTTCAACTAGCGATCCACCCCACAGTGACACAGCTCCCTTGCGTGACTGATACTCGTACTTGCCTGAGTTAAGTTCTAGGTCGGGGTAACGAATCATTAACCCATTGGGTAGTCGGATGCCGTCCTTTGTAACCATGACGCACCTGTTCTGACCGTAGTAGAACGCTTTGATCTTGCCCCAATCAGCAAGGTTTTTGATTGCCTCATCACCTTCGTCCCATAGATCAGTGATGTGACTGTTGGCGTCTCGGTATGTATTAACATATTCTCTAGCCTTGTCTTCGGTAACGACCGCGCCGGGGGGCGTTGTCTTGAGCGTGTGCTGAAGCTTTAATGCGCCAGTCCCATAACCGAGACCCAAGATGCATGTCTTGCCAACAAAGCGTTCTACTGGGTCAGCTTTCGTGATGGGGCGACCGTAAATCTTGGTTGCAAAGAGCGAATAAACGTCCTCTCCTTTTGCAAATTGCTCGACAACATCATTCTGCCCTGCCAACCATGCGAGGACACGCGCCTCGATTTGAGACGAGTCGCAGTTGATAACGAGGTGACCATCGGGCGCAACCACCGCGTTCTTGAGAGCTTTCTTCTTTTTATCTCTTGAGGGAAGGTTTTGAAAGTTGACCTTGTCTGAGCCTGCCCACCTCCCTGTGTGTGCCCCGTAGTATTTGAGCGGGATGGGTAGCTTACCCTTGTTACGTTTGCCAACGTCGATGAATCTTTCAATCCTTGACTCTTCAATGGTGGACTTAGTACCCAGTCGAACTGAACATAACTGTTGGATGAATGGGTCTTCGTGTTCAGTAAGCGCCAAAAAGCCCTCATCGTTTTTAGCCAACGCATATGTTTGTTTCCCTGTTGTTTTGCTTTCCTTCGTCGGTGCAGTAATGCCATGCTCCAACAATAGTTCAGCGAACTGTTTGTTGCTTGCTAACTTCTTTCTAACTTGTTCTGCTGTCTCGCATTTGAGTTTCTCCATCAAACCTTCGAGTAGTGCGTTCTTCTCCTCGCGTAGTTCCTCACCGCGCTCTTGTAGTAGGGCATCGTCCACATGGAACACAGGCTCGGTAAACATGCGCAATGTCATGTCTATCAGGGAAAACTCATCCTCTGGAAGCGCGCTCGACAATTCTTGGAAAAGCTTAAATGTGAGTGCCACGTCGTTCTTGCAATACTCACCGTAGCGTGCCAACTCTTCTCTAGTGAAGTCGAGCCGTTGCTTGCCTTCCGCAGATACAACTTCATCGCCTTTTTTGCCAAGGTTATATCGCTCTGCTAATTTAGCAAGTGAGCCACCAACCTCCACACCATGAAGCGCCCTCGCCATACATAGGGTGTCCAACATTTGCGCTGGCTTGATACCGAATATCCAACTAAGAATACATCCATCGAAGAGCGTGTTGTGACATAGAAGCGCAGATCCCTGGATATTTAAGCGCTCGAGGTAACCTAAGATTTCCTTACGTGAGCCCGAGAACCACTCCGCTGCGCCATCATCTATCTGCACACCCACGCCTATGATTTCAAAACGCTTGTCCCTGACATACTCTTCTGTGGTTTGGTGCTTGAACCCAAGTTTGATCTTGGAGTCGTAGTAGGTCTCAAAGTCGAGAGTAATCAGTTTCACAGTGGTGCTTCCTCGTATTGCTCTATTCGTTTCTTAGTAGATGCGCGCATTACTTTTTCTAACACGCTTGGGTCTACGCGTTTGAATGGATTCCAATCGTTTCTTGATATTCTCGAGATGAGTTCGTCTCTCAAAATCAATTGCCTCTTGCGGGATAACGAGTTCTTGGGTTGTAAATCGGTGTTCGTTTGCACATTCTCTCCTTCGTGTTTGCCCAAAAGTGGGCGATTGTCTTGTCTCTTTCACTAGCGTCCATGCGCCACACTCGGGGCATTTCATGGTGTCAATCTCCTAAATTTGCGGAACTGGTATCTATCTAGCGTCCCACCCATGAGTGTAAGGCTAGATAGAAGGTTAAAGAAAAAAGATTATTTAGCTAACTTAGCAATTTCACGGTTGATATACCAACGTGCTTTGCATAGATCTTCGTGCTTGTCGCCCTTATGATCGGCTCGTGTAATGTATTTCACAGCGTTGCCTAAGTTGTAGCCCAACTCTTTGGCTTCAATAAAGTCGATTGTCTCAACACCACCAACTGTGTAGTGGGGCGGATGATTGACCATATCGGTGTG